TTAACTGAAGATCAAATAAAGGAAAAACTGAATGTTAGTACCTAAAAGTTATCAACCCAATGATATAATCACACTGAAACTAGTCAATGGTGAAGAATTAGTAGCACGTTATATGGATAAAACTGTTACACATTGGATATTAGAACGCCCCTTAATGGTCATGGCCAGTAATCAAGGGGTAGCCCTGATACAGAGTTTGATTTCTGCTGATATAAATAAAAATGTAGAGATTAATTCAGAGCATGTGATCATGCATAGTCAAACGGTACAACAGATGGTAGATCATTATATACAGACTACCACAGGCATCCAAACTGTAAGTAAGGGTGCTATTATTACTTAGGGGAATTTGAATGCCGGGAATTGCTAGAGTAGGAGATATTTTAGGTAAAGGCGGGTTATTAACCGCCCCTTTCTCACCTGATGTAACTGTAAACGGTAGGCCAGTAGCCCTAGAAGGTTGTATTTATACTCCACATACTGGATGTCCTACAATACCTGTTCATTGTGTTGGACCTACATTCGCAATGCCCGGTAGTGTGACTGTTAATGGATTACCTCCTATTACCAAAGGCAGTTTAGGACTCTGTAGGGAAACTGTGATAACAGCCAGCGGTGATGTCATTATAGGTGGCGGTGGACTCATGTCTGGCGTGTTAGCATCTGCCGGAGCGAAAATAATATGAAAATACCAGCAGTCTACGGACCAACCACACCTTCTCCAGTTCAAGCTAATCTATCTCCACTACAACTAGCATTATTGAATTATATGTACAATGGTACTCCTCCACCATTAATGGTTAATACCGACTTCTTAAATCAAATGCAGATATTTTCAGATACAAAACCACTAAGTCCTGCTACATTGGCTGCTGATGGGTCTACTGTGGTACCTGCTCTTGCACCTGGATTAATTGGTGTAGGTTACATTACATTAAACGATGCCTTATACCTAGTTCAAATGGCACCCAACTGCGGTCCTAATGGTACCAATCAATATGAAAACAAATATATTGGTAGCACAAGTAACATAGCCAAAGGATCTTTTACCTATTGGGGAGGTGGCATAGAAGGTGGTACGCTATCAAGCGGCGGTGCGGCATATGTGAATGACGGTGGCGGAGGTGACTGCTAATGGCAGGGGCTAATACAGTACAACAACAGATAGAACAATTAATAACTGGTCAGGGTCAACCTCCTAACTATACTGATTATGGACCACTGGGTTCTGGACCAGTATATGCATTACAATATGCAGAGTTTGGATCAGGTGCATTTATATCTGGAAATATTACCGCTATACAGGCTATTCCACCGGATCAGATGAAGGGATACAGTGGAGTATATCAGGGCAGTCTTAGTGCCCAAGGTAATCTAGTGGCCATGCAACTAAACTTTGGTAATGTTAAGTTATCTGATGGTACGGTTATTGATAGTAATGGAAATACAATACCTGCAGGATCAGCGGTTCCCTGGGCTACTGGATATTTTAGAACCTATTGGAAAGACCCACGTCAGTGTGTATTTGGTGCTGACAGTGCTATTCCTGCTATCACTGCTGTGATGCCAGCCAGTATAACAGACCTACAGGGTAACTTTCTATATTATATGGACCTGCAACTGACTAGAGTTACAGGTAGCAATTATTTTAATACTCTACATTTTATTAATGTGTTTAATGAGGCATTCAGTTGGGTAACTACATCCAATCAGTATATAGCGGCATTAGTTAAAGCAAAGTCACAAAATCTTGCTTATTATAATGCTAAAAGTTATCAGGATTTGATTACACAGGGGTGGGCAACATATCAAACTGGTAATGCACTAATAGCTGCCTTTAATAATATTGGATTTATGCCAGTTAGTATTAGTACTGGCAATTTTGGCACTGCTAATGCTGTGGCTAAAACATTAATAGATTTAGGATTAGGTGCCATTGGCGGCCTAACCAATACACTAATAGATAATAATGTTAACCCCAACGATATATACAATCCTATATACACTCCTATTATAGCACAGACATTGGGTAATATTACTAATTCATCTGATCTACAGACCATACAGGAAGTAGTACAGAGTAAAGTGCCCAACATGGTAAGTCCCTTAGACTATACCAGCATCAGTAGTGTAAGTGGTATGCCTAATGACAGTGCATTTGCAGACTTTTCAGCAGTGGGTGCGGATATGTATCAGAAGGCACCTAACTTTAATTTAATTTATGGACCAAATATTGCTACATTTATTGGTAACATACAGGGCAATGTATCATCCAATGTAGAAGCATTAGCCACAACAACTAGCTTAATACCTGACAGTGTAATAAAGAGTTTGGAGAGTATATTACCTGTGTCATCTGATGATAAGCCCATAACTATGTTAAATGTTATTGGTGCCGCATCTGGTTATTTAAATGATGGCATGGCTAGAGTTAACCTTGGACTAGCAGAACTATATGCCACAAGTTATGGTCCAACTATCAGAACTATACTATCTGATATTAGTAGATATGTTGCAGAGATTCCGTTAACTATGGCAGAAATGATAGCCACTAATAATAATCCAAACTATTGGAGTAATCGTTTGAATAGTCGTATTGACGATTACTATAATACAGTAGCACAGGCGGCTGCTGATCCAGCAATGTATACAATAGTAAATGAAATAAATTCCAACTATCTTGACGTATGTCAGAAGTTGAGATTAGAAGTATTAAACTATGCTAAGGCTAATTTTACCGTAGATGTTCTAAATAGTGCATCAGTAGGAACTACCAATCTATTGGGATTTGTAAGTGGTATCCCATCTTATGGGCAGGACTCAGCCAATATATCATCTGGTTATATGTTATATGGTATGTCGTCAAATAATGTTGCAGGTCAAACACTTCAATCCTTATTGAGTATGACTAAAAATATTGATCAATTCAATACAGTGGGCATAGCAACCCAAAATCTGCTGTAATAACCAAAGTTCTTGAAATAAATCAAAGGGTGTGTTATAATACCTGTTGATACATGTATATCTAACTAAAAGGAGGTTGACTAATGACTGAACCATCAGCATTTCAAACCAGTAAGATAGTTAAATTAGTAAAAGCATTTCTATTGCTTGTGGGATTTTATGTAGTTATGAGTTGTCTAATATCAGTTACAGTAAATAAATTGAGTTATTTGCGTGGACAACTTGAACAAGATGCATCACACAAAGAGATATCAGTAAAGGAAAAGACCAAACAGTTGGATTGTCTAACTAGAAACATCTACTGGGAGGCAGCTACTGAATCATTTGAAGGCAAGGTAGCAGTGGCACAGGTCACAATTAACAGAGCCGCAAATGGTAACTTCGGTAATGATATATGCGGAGTAGTATACCAGAAGGATCGTATATTACAATCAGTAGTCTGCCAGTTCAGTTGGGTTTGTGAGCATAATTTTCAAACTAAACCAGTTATGCCCAGATATTATTCTGAGAGTGAGGAAGTGGCCAAAAAGGTTTTGTTTGAAGACTTTCGTCTACCAGACTTAAAACAGGCTATGTATTATCACGCAGACTATATCAAACCCGGTTGGAAAAAGGCTAAAGTAGCACACATTGGTCATCACATTTTTTACAAATAAGGAACAATAAAATGAAATATTTTGGATTAATTCAGGATTTCTTTGCTAACCATTTTAAGAAAGTAACAGCCGAAACATTGGGCTGGTTATCAGCGATTGTGTTACACTGTGCTACTGTACCCAGTCTTATTGCTATCGCGGCCGGACTCAGTGATCGTCCACCCAATGTAGATGTTATTCTGTTTATCTGGGCTGGGTTAGTTCTATTGTTTGCTCGTGCGATTGTATTAAAAGATCAATTAAACATTATTACTATTGGGTCAGGGTTTATTGCACAATCAGTAATGATGGCATTTATTATATTCAAATAAAGGAATGAGAATGGATGAAGAGTTTGATGAAGATGATCCAGTAGATGACGATGATTTTGTATTCGTCATTGATGCACGTGGAGACCTCAAGGTCTTTATGTGTTCGGATGATATAGAGGATAAAGATTTTCCTGCTACAGTTAAAAAGATTATGAAGATGTTCAATTCTAAACGCAGTTATGACTCGGTACACTAAATGATAAATCAAGAATTTATAGCAAAATGGGCGGCCAATATTGTCATGGTATTAGCCACGGTAGCAACGGCTTTTGATATGGTTCCAATGAATAAGATCCTGTTTCTAACAGGGTGTGTATTATGGACTTGGGTTGGAGTTCTTTGGCGTCAACCCAGTCTATGGTCACTTAATTTATTTTGTGGTTCCATATATGTTTTTGGTTTTATAGTTGACTTGTATAAATAAATCTTGCCCACATTGTGGGTTTGATGGAAATTTCAATATGAATAAATGGAAATTTGATAATTATAAGAAAAGGAAAATATGATATTTGGCGTTATAATATTATTAACAGCACTAACATTAAGTATCGTTGCGGCTTTTTATTCCATAACGGGATTAGTTGCTATTTTTTCAGCAATGCCAATCCCTATTATAGTAATGGGTGGAACATTAGAAATAGCAAAAATAGTTTCAACAGTTTTTCTGCATAACAATTGGAAAAGATTATCAATCTTATACAAAGTATATTTGGTGCCAGCAGTAATAATATTGATGTTTCTAACAAGTATTGGAATTTTTGGATTACTATCCAAAGCACACAGTGATCAGAGTCTAGTATCAGGAGACGTTACAGCACAAGTTGCCATCTACGATGAGAAGATCAAAGTAGAACGGGAGAACATAGATACTAATCGCAAGGCACTTAAACAGTTAGATGAATCTGTAGATCAAATCATGGGTCGCAGTACTGATGAGAAAGGTGCTGACAAAGCTACACAAGTTCGTAGATCTCAGCAGAAAGAACGGACTCGATTACTATCCGAAATACAAATCCAACAGATTCATATTAGTAAACTTAATGAAGAAAGAGCACCAGTTGCGGCACAGGTAAGGAAGGTAGAGGCTGAAGTTGGTCCTATTAAATATGTTGCCGCTTTGCTATACGGTGATAATCCAGATCAGAATGTATTGGAACGTGCTGTACGTTGGGTTATTATCCTAATCGTTAGTGTGTTTGATCCCCTAGCACTTATTCTAATTCTTGCCGCACAACAAAGTTTACGTTGGGCAAAGGATGAAAGTGAAATTAAAGAGGAAGAACCAGAATTAGATGAATTATCTAATTTAAGTGAAAAGGAGTTACTTGATAAGGTGCATGAAGTAGATCAAGCAATATATGCAGGAAGATATAAGGCACCAGAAGAATCAAAATATGAAAAAGATAATGGTCCACTGTCTGACAATGAAGTTAAAAATCTACAGGATATGGTAGAGATAGATGCATTGGAACGATTACAAAAAACTATAGATGAATTCCATAAAGATCGAGTGACGAATACTACAGTTACTACCGTTGAACCTGCTACACCTGTTATATATGCCAGCCATAGTGGTCCTATTACTGATCTACCAATTACTCCAGATACAGTAATACAAGAACCTGTGATCAATCCATCACATATTCCAGAAACTGCTCCACGACGCAAAGCAGAAGTAATTGATTCGCCAGCCACAGCAGAGAGATATAAAGCACCAGTTATAGATGTACCACATGCTATGACTCAACCAAAAATAACTCCAGTTGCTGATAATGTAGATGCTAAACAAGTAAATAGTAATTTTGGAACAGTATTTCCAACCACACAGGTAAAAGGTGATATATTTGTCAGAGTTGATTACTTACCTAATAGAGTGTTTAAATACAATGGTGATGCATGGATTGAAGTTGACAAACTCAAGACAGACAGTTATACTTACGATGAGCAGTACATACAGTTTTTAATAGATAGATTGAAGACTGGTGAATATGAATTAGATCAATTAAGTGCCAGTGAGCAGGAACTGGTAGAAGCAAAACTCAATGAAAGAAACGATGACAAAACCTAAAATATCAATATTACTACCCACACGAAAAAGAACAGATGCAGTAGTTAAAAGTATTAGCAGTCTCCTAGCGAATGCTCAGGATACTAGCAATATTGAAATACTAATTGCATACGATGATGACGATCAAGAGAGCAGAGATTTCTTTGCCAATGTCTGGACCGGCTTTATTGGACAAACACAAGCCACAACCAAAGTATTTGAAACTGAAAGGTTTGGATATCTACGTTTATACAAGTATGTAAACTTCCTAGCAGAGCAGGCATCCGGAGACTGGGTTATGTTCTGGAATGATGATGCACTGATGCTAACAGAGAACTGGGACGCAGAAATTATTAAGGAAGCGGGTTATTGGGGATTACTACGTATGCCTTGTGTAAATATGAATCATCCATTCGCATTATTTCCTATTATACCACGCACTTGGGTTGACTACTTTGGTCAAGTAAGTCCAGTTAATCATAGTGACTGGTGGATATATCATGTGACTAATACTAACAATAGATTAAAGAATCTGTCAGTAAATGTCTATCACGATCGTGCAGATGTCACAGGTGGTAATAATGATGATACCTTTAAGGAACAGAGCTATGCGGCTGATGGCCGTGATCCCACAAACCCAGAAGATTATTGTCACCCTGATCGTATACTAGATCTACAGACTTGGATTGGTAAATTTGCAGAGAAGATTAAACATGATTCCAATTGATCAAATAAGGGAGTACTGGAATAATCGTCCGTGTAATGTAAAACATAGCACTAGTCCTATTGGTACTAAAGAATACTTTGATGAAGTAGAAGCACGTCGTTATAGTATAGAACCACACAGTGTAGTGTTTGCTGACTTTGAAAAGTGGAAAAATCTACGTGTATTAGAGATTGGTTGTGGTATTGGTACTGATGCGGTTAGTTTTGCTCGTGCTGGTGCTATCTATACTGGGATAGATATCAGTATTGAATCTGTTAAAATATGCCAGCAACGATTTGATTTGTTTGGATTGAAAGGTAGGATTATAGAAGGAAACGCAGAAGAATTAGATACCATCTTTAAGGGTGAGAAGTTTGATCTTATTTACAGTTATGGTGTTATACATCATGCACCACGTCCTGAACGTGTTGTGGCCTGTCTACCGGGGATATTAACGTCCAACGGTGAAGTTCGTGCTATGTTATATGCTAAAAACAGTTGGAAGAACATCCTTATTAATGCAGGTTGGGATCAACCAGAAGCACAGTGTGGATGCCCACAGGCACTTACCTATACCAAACAGGAAGCTAGAGATTTATTTGGTGCATTTAATACAGTTAGTGTAGAACAGGACTTTATTTTTCCTTGGAACATAGAACACTATGTTAAATATGAGTATATAAAGCAACCCTGGTTTGAGGCAATGCCTCTAGAACTGTTTAAGATTATGGAACACGCCTTGGGTTGGCATCTAATGATTACTGCTAAACTATAAGGAACTATATGCCAAGAATTATTACACCACCAGATATGGAAATGGACAGAACTATTCCCAAAGTACTTATTAGAAACTGCCCTTGGACAGATGATCAAATTTGTGGATTCATTGGAAAGCTCAGTGAAAAAGAATATGATATCTATATCTACAATGATCGTATGAATGATGTACAGTGGGTAGAAGGTATCCGTGCATTGACACCATCAAGTTTTGTTTTGGATGGATCAGATTTTAATAATGCAGATCCAGTAGCAATTATCAATTTAATAGATAAAGCTATTCCAGAACCAGGAAAAGATCCTGTTAGAGGTTCCATAACTGGAGTTAGTAAATGACCAAAGTATTTGTAAAAGACGATAACATTGAAAAGGCATTACGCCGATTCAAAAAGAAAGTAAATGAGAGTGGTAAACTTCAGGATCTCAAAGAGCGTGAGCAATATGAGAAACCTACTACTGCCAGGAAAAAAGCACTGGCCTCAGCCAAAAATCGCTGGCGTAAAAAACTAGCATCTGAAACATTACCCAAAAAAATGTATTAATTTTACCAAAATATTTGACAGGAACTGGTAAATCCTGTATAAATATATTTGTAGTGCCGATAGTCGGGCTACATACTAGTCATATTTTTGCTTAATAAAGGAGATATAAAATGACACAATTTCAAATTCACACCATCGATTTACCAGCTCTACACAGACACGCCATTGGTTTTGATCAAATGTTTGAAACATTGAATCGAACATTTGCCAATAGTAAGAGTGATGGCAACTATCCTCCACATAATGTTATCCGTATAGATGACACACATTATGTGATTGAGTTAGCTGTGGCAGGGTTCAATCAAAGCGAGATTGATGTGGAACTGAAGGAGAACAATCTGACAGTTAAAGGAGAAAAGGTCACCAAAGATGACGCCACCGAATACCTCCATAAAGGTATCAGTACTCGTAACTTTAATCGTACCTTTCCATTAGCCGAGCATATTGAAGTTCGAGGTGCTACCGTTACAAATGGTATCCTTGCTATTGCACTTGAGCAAGTAATTCCGGACGAACAGAAACCCAAAAAAATCGCAATAACTTTCAAATCGTAGTATAATAGGGGGAGTTACCCTCCCCCTATAATTTTACCTAAAAGACTATGACAACAGATACTGATGTAAAAATCACAGTAAAAATTAAACCTAAAGAAGATGTTCCTGAACCCAC